ACATCAACACGCCACAGGAAGAGACCAAGGCGCTCAAGTTCGGCACGTTCGTCCACTCGGCCGTCCTTGAACCGAAGACGCTCGACGACCTCTACGTCACCGCCCCGGATTGTGATCGGCGGACTAAAGAGGGAAAGGCTATCTGGAGCGAGTTCGTCACGGCCAACGCCGGCAAGACCATCCTCGACTATGAGGAGTCCGCTCTCGGCCATCTCGTCGCCGCGTCCGCCCGCCAAGCGCTGAAGACCCACGGCGTCGTCTTCGACGCGACCGAAGTCATGTACCATGTCGACTACTGCGGCGTCCCGCTCAAGGCCGCCATCGACGGCGTGGCCGGCGACTACCTCTGGGACATCAAGACCACAGGCGCCGGTGAAGCGACTCCCGCTGGTATGCTCAAGAGCATCCGATCATATCGCTACAACCTGCAGGCCTATTGGTATCGCCTGGTCTACGAGCTCGCCACGGGCAAACGCCCTCTCGGTTTCCGATTTTTATTCGTCGAGAAGGAAGCCCCGTTCTCGTGGGCGATTGCGGAGGTCGGCCCTGAGCTGATGTCCTACGCCGTCGCCGATTTCGAGAAGGCCATCACCCTCTACAAGGAATGCAGCGCCTCCGGCGTCTGGCCGTCCTACCCGGAGGAGGTCCAGGTCATCGACATCAAGTCCACGACCACCGCCGCCCCTATCAACTTCGCCTAACATGGTAAACCTACCCGACAAGACCATCAAGGTTCCGACCTGGTTCGAGAACCGCGACTGGATCGTCAACGAGCGTGGCATCGCTCACAAGGCCGGCCACGCCGACGTGACGTGGGAGGAGGTGACCCAGTTCGCCGACCTCTCCGTCCGCACGATTCACCCGTTCTACATTGAGCCGTGGCCCTTCCGGGCATCGACCAAGGCCGAAGCCTGGTTTGACTCCGACTCCTACTCCGAGGCCTTCAAGTTCGCCGTCGGTCACGTCGTTACGAAGCGCTTCAACCTCAAGGCGGTCCGTCAATGCATCGCCAACTTTCCCAATGCCTAACATGGAACCCAACAACGAACGCACGCCCCTCACGTCCATCTCCCAGAACGGGACGTATAAGCTGAAACTCATCCGCCCGAAGGGCACGGACAAGGTCAAGGTCTGGGAAGACGGCACGTCCTCGTGCCGCCTGTTCTTCCTCGACGACAAGGGGTTCTGCCTGTCGAAGAACTTCTCGACCAAATACGGCAAGGCGCTCGCCATGCTCGTCGGCAAGTTCTCCGGCAAGTTCACCAACGAGATCAGGCTCGACGCGACTCCCGCCGAGTTCCTGGAATACATCGGCCCCGCCTGCGGTCAGACCCTGCTCGTCGGCGTGGAGGTCGAAGAGAACGGCGAGTGGCAGGGGAAGCCCCAATACAAATACAAGCTCTCGTATCCCCGCGGCTCCCAGAAGCCCACGGTCGCCGAGCCCACGCCCGAGAACCCGCCCTTCTGATGGACAACCACGCCAAGCTGCGGCAGGCCCTCGTCGAAGCCCTGCTCAAGAACCCTGACATCAACCTTCGCCGCGTCAGGCGCAAGGTGAAGATGTCCGGGCGTCAGACCCGCATCGCCTCCCGTATCGCGAAAGCGCTGCGCAAGGCCAACGAGGCCGCCGCCTGATGCAACCCATGTCCGCCCCGACCCTTGTCCTGATCTCCGGCTTCGCAAGGGCGGGGAAGGACACCCTCGCCGAAGGCATCCTAGAATGGTCTCGCCGCCCGTCGCGCAAGACCTCCTTCGCCTCCCACCTGAAGGATGCCGCGAACGACTTCCTCTGGTCGCTCAACATCGAGGCCGACTTCCATAACGAGGCCTTCAAGGTGAAACATCGGGACGTGCTCGTCACCCTGGGCAAGTTCGCCCGCTCCCTCAACCCGGACATCTTCGCCGAGAACCTCGCCCACTTCGTCCCGATCCAGATGACGCCCGACGAGGTCGCCCCCGAGACGGTGGTCTGTTCAGACTGGCGCTACATCAACGAGCTGCGCGTCTGCCAGTCCATCCTCTGGGAGCGTGGCTGGAAGGTGCGGACGATATACGTCTCCACCGCCGGCGTCGGCCCGGCCAACGACGAGGAGATGGACAGCATCTGCGAGATTAAGCAGTTCCATTCCTTCGACCAGGAGTTCGTCTTCGCCCCTAACTCCCGGCAATGTATCCTGGCCGAGGGCCGTCACCTCGCGAAGACATGGAACCTCTGAACCTCGGCGAGGCCATGTCGGCCGACGAGCGGATCGCGTGGGCCAAGCGTGCCGGCCTGACCGACGAGCGCATCGCCTTCCTGCTGGCCTGTCCCAAGTATACCCGCACGGGACGAAACGACAAGCCGGCCTACATCAAGACCGAGAACCCGAACCACCACCTCCAGAAGCTCGGCGATTGCTGGTGGCTGCGCATCCGTCGGCGCAAGACCGAGATCATCCACAACCTGGGCAAAGACCTCGAGACGGCACGCCGCCACCGCGACGAGATGCTCGCGGCCTACGACGCCGGTCTGCCCATCCCTCACCTCGAAAGCAAATGAGCAAGCTGACCAAGTTCATCTTCGCGTCCGACAGCCACGGGGACATGGCCGACCCTGAGGCCTTGGCTGCGCTCTGCGAGTTCACGAAGGACTTCAAGCCCGACATCCGCGTGGCCGGCGGAGATCAGTACGACTTCCGCTCCCTCCGCAAGGGCGTAGGCACGGACAAGGAAGGCGCCGAGTCGCTCCAGGCTGACATCGAGGAGGGCAAGGACTTCTTCACGCTCTGGCGGCCTAACGTCTGGCTATGGGGAAACCATGAGCACCGACTCGACGCCGCCCAGGGCTCCGGCTCCGCCCTCGTCCGCGACTACTGCCAAGGCGTGAAGGATCACATCAACGCCCACGCCCGCAAGTGCGGCGCAAAGACCATCCTGCCTTACCACGCAGACAAAGGCGTCTACCGCCTAGGCCCGGTGGCGATGATACACGGATACGCACACGGAGCCAATGCCACCGTTGTCCAGGGGCTCCATTACAGCCCCTTCGGCGGCGCTCTCATCCACGGCCACACGCACAACCTGGCGAGCATCGCCCTGACCAAGCACGGCGGCGGCAACGCCTTCTCGGCCGGCTGTCTCTGCCGTAAGGAGGACATGACATACAGCGCCCAGCGCCTAGCCTCAGCTCGATGGGGCTCGGGCTTCGTGGCCGGCTTCGTGACCGCCGGCGGCGACTACAAGGCGTGGCTCGTCCACAAGATGGGCAATCAATGGATCTGGACGAAAGACCTCAAGACCTTCACCCCCTGAGCTCATGGCCAAGTCAAAGAAGAAGATGCTCTACACCCGCGTCGGCAACGACCCGGTCCTCCTCGCCGTCATGGCCGAGATTAACCGCAGCGCCGTGAAGCCGCCGAAAGGCTTCCTCACTCGCGACCAGTGGGCGGCCAAATGGAAACTCAAGGCCGGGCATACCGCGTCCATCTACATCAACAAAGCCCTCGCGATCGGCGCGCTCGTCAAGGCCCGCTACCGAATCCTGATCGGCAAGTCCGGCCGCCTCCGCGCCGTCGACCACTACGGACCACCGCCCCGCAAAAGGTAAAAGATTTGACCACGCCGACGCACATCGGCACAACCCCACTCCCTCCCTATGCCTCTCCCATCCGCCATCGAAGCGGAACGCCACCTCCTCGGCGTCCTGCTACGCGATGCCCTCCCTCTCCCCGAAGGCCTGCTCCCTTCGGACTTCCACGAACCGAAGCATCAGGACACGGCCGCCTGTATCAAGGCCCTCGCCGAAGCCGGCACGCCGCCTGACGAACTGGTCGTGACCAACAAGCTGCGCGAGGCCAAGTCGCCCGCGGAAGCCCATTACATTTCCGAACTGACGACCAGCGTCGGCTCGTCCCTCCTCAACCCTGGCTGGGCCGAACTCATCAAGCGCAAGGCCGCCCTCCGACAGATCAGCCTCATTGCGTCCCGCCTCTACGACCACGCCAACGAGGAAGACGCCGACCCCGAAGCCCTGGTCGCCTTCACCGAGGGCTCGCTCAAGGCAGGCAATAGGGGGAAGAAGGTATCTGGTCCGACGCGCATGGAC